AAAATTGACTAGCTAAATAGGTATAATTCATATTTATACAATTAATATAATTATATAAATTTATTCAGATGTTCTTACGAAGAATATTCGGCTTTAAGTTGTTTTCAAATATATATTATATTTCGGCCTTTTCGGCTTTAAGTTGTTTTCAAATATATATATTATATTTCGGCTTAATTCCTATTTATAACCGCCTCTTTGGCAACCCTGCTAACAATCTTATCAATATTACTGAGTTGTTCTTCCGTTGTTAGTCCAGACATTGCATTACCTACTATTTTTAAATACAAATCATTCTTTCTTGATTCGGAATCTGTGCAACCGGGATATTTTTTGCGCCAATCGCCAATCATCTTTATATTTTCGAATGCAATTTGTTTGATTGCCTTTTTCAAAATAGGTTTCGCATCATCTTCTTTGGTCCATTGATCATCATTTTTAATATATAAAATTTCTCTTTTTAGATCGGAACAATGAATCGGTCGTTTGTTTATGTCTAGTTCCTTTAGGTTTTTATTCATTATCCTAGAAACGCCTTCTACATAACCTAATCTTCCAGTAGCTTCTAATTCTTCTAACTCTACTTTGATTGAACTAACAAATTCACTGATATTAAGCGCGTCTTTACACTCCTCATTTAAAAAGAATTGCAAATTAAAGGTCTTGTTATGCGAATGGGTTGTATTGTTGTTAGCATTATTAGTTATATTCATGTTATCTTTTTTAACAAGCTCTAGTATCAAATTTTTAAATTCAGAATTTTCATGAATAAGTAATTTAATTATTTCTTTATCAGAGGTATCACAAGCCTTAAATTCTGGGGCGATTTTTTTATCGTCTTGTTTTTTTTCGCCACATTTTTTATTATGTCTCCATAATCCGGTTCGATCCTTATATTCTTTTTTACATGTTTCACAAAACAAGAGATTTTCGGGCATTTTTGTTGCTAAAATGGTAGCATTTTGCTTCTTTTTGTGTTTTGCAGTGGCGATATGTCTCTCCCATTCACTATTTTTACAGCATTTATAATCACAAGATTGGCAGTTGAAAAAATCACAGTTTTTAAGTTGCGAAAATGTTGCTAAATCCATATATATAAGCAACATAGAAAAAAGTGCCTAAATCCTTTTTTTAAGAAAATATTTAAATTTTATCGTAACAAATTTTTCTACCTTTTTTGTGATTTTAGAGCATTATGATAACAAGTCGTTTTCCAAATAGGTCATTTTCAAAGCTACTTTTCGGATCTTTTTTTTGGACATTCTTAAAAATGTCCAAATCTCAAAAAAAAATTTCAAATTAGGGTGAAAAAGTGTAGAAAGCTAGGAGTTGGACATTTCTTTGGAATTACCATTTTCCGCCTCTCGTAAGACCATTATGCAGGCAAAAGTTATAAGATTCTCATTATTTTGAGACCATTATGCAGTCAAAAGATGCCGACTTTTTGGCCGACTCATGCTGCCAAATTGTCTTTAAGTGTGTAAATATTTGTGACCATGTATGAAGCTAAATAATTATAGGATTATAAGATTGTTTAAGACCAACTAATTAATATTTCTTTGCAGTCGGCGGCTTGGCTAAATAAATACGCGCAAATAGTTTTGGAAATGGTAATATCGGCGTCAATTAGAATCGATTGTAAACGATCGATGATCTCTTGGTCGGTCTTCTTGTTAAGAATCTCGAATCGGTTAACCGCTGTGCTGTAGGCGTGCCTGAAACTGGTTTCTTTATCTTGGATCTTTGCTTTGTGAATCACTTTGCTTACAATTTCCTGTATTTCGACTTCAAAATTGCGATCTATTAGCTCTTGATGTAGACCTTTTAGTTGTATTTTTGTATATGTTTGTTCGCATAATATAAGATCAATCAGACCTAAAATGAATATGAATATAATTATGAATATGAGTTTTGACATTTTTTGTAAAGGGTTGTTTGTTAGTGTAATACAGTCATATACTAAGTCAAAAGTATTTCAATTTTATTTTTAGTATTAACATTTTAAAAGTAAAATACAAAAAAATTGAAATATTTTCGAGTTCAAATAGGAGTAGCATTAATATTTATACAAACAACCCTTTTACAAAAAATGTCTTCTACTATTATCAATAACAATACTGAATTGAAAAAAGTATACACTATTACCTTTGGTGATGTGGCAGAAAATCACGCAAAAATGCAGAAAATTGGCACTTTGCATGAAAACGGCTATTCTATTGCCCAGCTTCTTTATATCCAAGAAAAGCTGACTGGGCTCGGACTAGAAACAGAAATGGTCGATCTAAATGTAGGGTTTAATGAGTCATTTTCCGATGCAAAGGTTTTGGTGATAAGAAGAGGAGCCCAATACATTTTAGGCGAGGAAACAACAGAACTAATGGCAGAAAATGACGCGCAGACGATGGACAAGAAGGCCTTTATGAAGGGAAAGGTGGTCAATAAAGTGGCAAGATGGAACCTATGTTTTGCAGATGAAGATCAAGAGCCAAATTATGAAGACGGAAAAGGCAGGATTGTTGCCTGGAAACATCTTCCAAGAATGTCCAGAATTAGACAGGTAATTTCGGAATGGACGGAAGATGTCCTTCTAAATGGTGAGGCAAATTATTATTATGATATTTCGCAATGTGGTATTGGTTTTCATGGAGATGGAGAAAGACGAAAAGTATTTGCTGTCAGAATGGGCGAGACAATGCCGCTTTATTTCAGGTGGTATCAGTTATCAGAGCCTGTTGGAGAGCCTATTGAACTGATCTTAAATGATGGCGACATGTATATTATGTCGGAAAAGGCTGTCGGATTTGACTGGTTGAAGAAGAAAATTGCGACCTTGAGACATTCGACCGGGTCTTCAAAATTTACAGGGATCAAATTAGGACTGGAAGTAGAGTTAGAACAAGAAAAAGAAGCGGTAAAATTAGCAAAAGAACAGGAAAAGAAGCAAAAAGAAGATCAAAAAGAAGAAGAAAAGAAGGCAAAAGCAGAGCAAAAAGAAGAAGAAAGGAAGGCAAAAGAAGAAGAAAAGAAACAGAAAAAAGCAGAAAAAGAGGCTGCAGCGAAGCAAAAAAAGAAATAGATTAGATATATAATAGTAAATATATAGTAAATATATAGTAAATAATATTTTTTATTTGTTTTTGTCGCTTTGCTTGTCGCTTTGCTTATTGCTTATTGCTTAGGTCGCGTAAGCCAGACCACAATTGCCACCAATAAAGACGACTTGATTGATTCGCTCTTCAAACAAAATCATGTTAAAATTGTAATCATAAATGCGCCACGTAGGTTTATTGATACCGATGATGTCGCCCGTCGTAGGGTCACAAATGGACAAACTTTGGGCCAGTGGATCTAATGGCGGAATAATAGTGGTAAATTCCAGCTCTATTTGATTGAATCGACTCATATTTATTGCACCAGATGGCTGCAAATCTGAATTATTAGAATTCAAACAAAAGTTATAACAATATACACCGGGGGGCGCGTTGCCAGTAGTTCTAGTATATTTTTCTATGTAATTAAATATGCCGGCAGGCTGCACGTTCTCGCGATAAGATCCATCTAACAAAATACCTAAAACTACCAAAATAAACTTGTCATTTTCGGGCGTATAAGTTGGTGTAATTAACAGACCGGTTAAGTTGCCATTTGGATTCACACCGGGGCCGATATTTACCGGAACTAGCTGATTTGATGAATTTGTTCGATAAACTGTATAATCTCCTGCTGATGGCGCCGGTATTACATCTTGTGGCATATAATTATAAGGCCAATTAGTATAATTCGACCATTCATTGCGTAAATTAATGTCACTGCGTTGGAAATAGAACATCCAATTAGAAACCATTCCTAGCGAATCGAGCTCTACTTTGTTAGGTCCAGTAACATTGTAAAATATTTGTTCATGAACTTGTTTAATTAAATATTTCTGCTCTTCTAGTGCAAAAACGCGCTCTTCTTCGTTAGATAAAAAGCAATAGGTGCAATTTAAATGCACGTCGGCATTCCATAAGGTTCTCTGATCGGAATAGGAATTGATGCCGATATTGATGTCAGGTGGTGGCTGTAAGAATCGATAAAATTGCATATACCAGGCATTAAAATTGGGCGCAATATATGGAAAATTAAAGACAGAATCGAATACATCGCGTATTTGAAATAGCTGATTAATTGGTCTTAGAGTGACATTAATATGTAGTTCATTGTATTGAAGCGATGTTAGAGGAAACGCCATCTGGGTTTTAAGCCCAAACCAGTTATTCAGTGGAATGTATAAAATGCGGCCTCTAATAGAAGGATCTGGACCGGCCAATGCGCTACTATAAAAAGCATTTGGATAAGAGTTGACACGAGAACTGGCGTTGGCTGGATCATTGAGATCAGGAGTATTACCGATCATTTCATAAAATAGTTGTTTTTTACCGTTAGTAAAGTCGCGCTGAACAGATGCTAACAAATAGTCACCAGAATATTCTTGAAGCGTGTAATTACCGCAGGTGATGCTAATTTTAGAAATCATTTTCGCCCCTAAATTTTGTATCCATTTGAATTCATAGGGGACCCAATTTTCGCTATTGGCATTCTGAGGAAGCGTGCTATTATTTGGGTCTTGGGGAGGTAAAATGGGGCTCCAAATGTTGGGAAGAGCGACAGAAAGATAACAATCCATTAGCAGGTCGGCATAACGAGGGATTTTAAAAGTATAGGTGGATTCTTCGGAGAGCCGCAATGTTTTAGAACCTTCGAAATCGACTCTGAATTTTTGCAAGCCAAAATTCGTATATCGCGCATAAGTGCATTTAAAAAATGTTTTGGAAGGGTTACCATTTAAGATAATGTTTTGCTGCCCTTGGGAAACTAATTGCATTAAACCGCCGGCCATAATTAGTATATATTGTTATTATTTTTTTAATTCTTTATTTGAGTATATTATTTAAAGTAAAAATATTATATTAATATAAATATATGTCAGAAGCCGAAAACGGAGCTACAAAAGCAATAGAAGAAGGATTCAATCAATTAAAAAACATGCAGGAAGGCACGGCATTAAAAGCCTTTAAAATAGTAACAATATTCATTATATTATTATCTTTTATGGTTTATTTTTATTATTCTGGAACAATATTTTCGGATGGCATGAAGGTAAGAGATTGCAAATATATGGATGACATGTTTGGAACATTAAATGGCAAGATAAAATCTATTGATACTAACAATGAATTGTATCAATATTCGCTCCGAGATTATTATATTAAATCAGCATACAATTCTTGTTCGGGTGGTAATTATAAAAATGGTTATGTAAATACATGTATATTAAAAGATCTAATTAAGCAAGGTATAAGAGGATTAGATTTCGAAGTGTATTCTATTGATGACCAGCCTGTTGTAGCGACTTCTACATCAGATAGTTATTGTATAAAGGAAACATTTAATTCAGTGCCGTTCGGTGATGTGCTTAATGTGATACGAGACTATGCCTTTTCTAGCTCGACGGCGCCTTGTCCATTTGATCCCATTATTTTACATCTTCGTATAAAGAGCTCAAACCAGCCGATGTATGACAATTTTGCTAAAATATTGGAAAGTCATAATGATATGTTAATGGGAAAAGAATATAGTTTTGAATACCAAGGTAAGAATTTTGGTTCGGTGGAATTGCCAAAAATGGCAGGAAAGGTGGTGATAATTGTAGACAGAAGTAATCTTGCATTTATGGAATCGGAGGCATTTTATGAATATGTGAATATGACGAGTAATTCTATTTTTATGCGTGCATTGCATTATTATGATATAATAAATTCACCGGATATGATAGAGTTAATAGAATACAACAAGCTAAACATGACGATAGGAATGCCTGACAAGGGTTCAGATCCCGTTAATCCCAGTTCAATTACAATGCGAACTTATGGGGTTCAAATGTTGGCCCTACGATATCAAACAGTGGATACCAATTTAGAGGAAAACGACTTGTTTTTTAATGAGGCGGGGCATTCTTTTGTGTTGAAACCGGAGAAGTTGCGATATATTCCGGAAGTAATACCGGACCCTGTGCCGCAAGATCCGACTGTGTCGTTTGCTACGCGCGAGGTGAAATCGGATTTTTACCAGTTCGAAATATAAAGGCGGCAATATAATAACCAAGGTGTCGAAATATTAAGTTCTGAAATTGTCTTTAAGTATAAATTAAATTAAATTAAATTAAATTAAATTAAATTATATAATATATTATTTTATATATAATATAATGAGCAAACCCAACCCATTGGATAATTATCAAAATAAAGCGGATGAAAAATACTCAGAGGCTAGCGAGAGTGTAAAAAAGAGAGC